TGCCCTTGAATTTCTGCGCAATTGCAAGCTCGTCTGTCCATGGACGACCAGTACGATTGGTGCCTTCACCTTCGTGGACATAGTAGGCATAGTATCGCCCTGAACCGTTTGTCGCGTCCCAATTCCAATCCGCCACTGCCAAATTAGACGACAAGGTAAAGTTGTAACTGTTGACGCCACTTTCGTACAACGCTCCTAGGTCGTAAATGTCTCGAGGAGAGCTAACAGTTTCGCCGTTCTTCCTGCGAGTTTCACCATCATACTGCCATCGTCCCATCTCCCTGAACTGATCGTCCCAATAAGCGCCAGTAATATCTTCCTCCGCCCATTGCTCAAAAGCATCAACAAGTTTTGCGACTAATTTTTCGGCATTGGCAATGGTGCCGCCAAGAATAACAGCGCTCATGCTGCTAACGGGCGAAGAATGAGATCGGGCACAACAAAACGGCAACGTTCATAAGCCACGTCATCGCCAGGAAAATATCTAGGCGTGGCATCAGGAAATCTCCGCACCATTCTGTCCATAGCCAAGGCAAGAGTATCAGAAGAAGGCGTGTATTGCATCAAGATCACCTCCCAAAGCTGATTAACTTTGACAGTCCCTCCCAACGGCGAATCGGGTCGCAAGTCAGGGAACTGTCTCATGGTCACTTCCAGCCCCTTCACTTTCCATTCAGCAGGCACGCCCTGTTGTCCCACCACATACACCGCAGGAATTTCCGTAGCATCCGGCAAGATGTATTCGCCAATTAAGTCGGGACTAGCCGAAAGCAAAGTGACGATAGTATCGCGAAACTGAGCAATGTTCACAATAAAAAAAGCCTGCCGTATAGGCAGGCTAGCAAAGAAACAATGGAGAAAGAATGGTCAGGAGTTGGGAGCGCTCGGGATGATGCTGCCAGTCTCTTCAGCGTTCTGGTGAATGCCGATGCGACCACGACTGATCAGATCGAACGTAACTTCAACGAGGTTGTCAGCGGGATAGCTCTCGTTGTAGTTCATTACGCGACCAACGTAAGCCACGCGATCGTAGTAGTAAGTAGTGCCGGAAGCGCCCAGTTGCTTGTTGATTTCAACGTACACTTCAGAGTTCTTGTCGTAGCGCGAAGCGCTAATCACTTGGAAGGCTTCGTCAAAACTATTGGGCAGGAACACAGTGCCGTCCACGTCCTTCTGGAAGTAGGAAGTGACCGAAGCAGTGGCTTGAGAGGTGACGATAACGCTATCAGAGAAGCCGCCGCCGCCAAGCAGGTAGAATTCCGTGTTGCCGTCGTTAAAGGCCACGGAAGCCGTCGTAGCGGCCTGCAGCGTGTAGAGGGTAGGAGCACCGCTAACAGTGAAGGTGGCGCCACTCTGGGTGATCACAGGACGGCCAGTGCCTGCAATCGAGCCAACACGCACAATAACGTCTTGGCTCTTAACCAGTTCAGTCGGATGGTAGAGCATGAGAAAAGCCTCAATGGGAAAGAAAATGGTTAAGCGTCAGACGTTCTGTACGCTTCCTTTACCAACCAGTCTAAAAATGCCTCTGATTGGTGTGCCAAGAAATTGCCAATAGTGCTCAGCAATTTGTTCGTTCGGCAACAGCTCAAATCGCCCCTCTCTACCATTGATCGTTGCTGCAGCGGAGCTTCCAGGCGTAATTCCAGAAAGCGTTAGAGGGCCGGTTAACTTGCCCTCCATATACACTGCGGTGGCATCGGCCCCAAGCAAATAGTCAAATCGAGGATTGTTCTTTTGCTTAAGAGAAGCGTAGTAAGTGATGCCAGTGGCCATGGCGATGTAATTGCCAGTGCCTGAGTCGGTGACGTATCCAGACGCCACCTGCCAAACCAAAGTGGCGTTAGCAAGTGGCGACAGGACATTGCTCATACGACGAAACCAACTGTGGTAGATCCGGCGACGGTATCAAGCATGCGTTTGAACTCTTGGCCATATTGCGTGGCTTCGAGCCCATTGCCATACACTTTGCCTTCTGTGGCACCAATCTGAATGCCCATTTGTGCAAGTTGAATGGCAATAATGTGAGCTGCGAGATGCTTGACGGCTCTGTCAGTTTGAGTGCCAAACACATCGCTGGTGGCATCCGCTGCAGCTTCGTCAAGGGCTCCGTTCACAATTCCCGATGGGTGGGGAGTGAACTCAGGGAAGCGATCTAGAAAAGTGGCGTAGGTGACGGCCATGATTAGACCTTCCCTGCCTTAATGTTTTCCAGACGCTTATTGATGGCATTTCTGATTCTCACGCGACCCTCTTTCCCTTTCCATTGCAGAAGCTGATCCTCGTCATGCATGATTTCAAGCAGACGGAACGCTTCGTTCAGTGGTAGTTGGATGAGAGTGTCGATGCTCGTGGGAATCTCCTGGACCGTAGCCTGTTCCTTCACTTCCTCAATAGCTCCAAGGGCCATAAGCCGCTTGACGGTGCCATTTTTGCGGGCAATATCCCACTTGGTTTCAGGAACATCAGTGTTAACGCCAGGACTGAGCTGAATCATGCCAGCGTCAGTGATAATGCCAAACCCTCCCTCACGCGGCGGATTTTCAAGTTCAGGGCGATAAGCAATCAACATTTGTGTTCAAAAGAACTGTTCATTAGCTTAACGCCCATCACTTACCTATCCTCAGGGAGCCTGCAAGTACAGGACGCTCTTGGGATAGTAGAGGGCCACGCCACCCACGCGAGCATGAGCCGGAACGATGAATTCCAGACCACGTTGCTGAGGCGGGAACAGCTCAAGCGGCTGCGGAATGTGCAGTTGCACTTTCTGCGGATCGCGCTTGTAGAACACCATGCGGTTCTTCGACAGGGTGCTCTTGTCCGCGTCGAGCTGGTTGATGGGCTCGATATTGCGGATGTAGGGGTTGGTGCGCAGGAAGTATTCCATCACGGTCACGTCCGAAGAATCGGAATTGCGACGAGTGGAGATGGTGTTGTAATCTTCCCAAGCCATGAGGATGGTATCGGGCTGCTCCTTCATGTTGGAACCGTTGATGATGGCAGTAACGCCATAGTTCAGCAGGTCCAGCATTTCTTGGGCAGTGGTGCCGCTATCGGTGAACCACTTGTCAGCAGCAACAACGTCAACAGTGGCGTTGTTGAAGAAGCCTTGCAGGCCAACGGAAGATTCGCCAAACATGGCCACTTCTTCCACTTTCTCTTCGTAAGCACGACGAACGGCAGAAGCGCGACGCTGCTCGAGAGCGATGTTGGCCATTTGAGCGGCCCGCAGCTCTTGAACCGTGTAGCCGAAGGAACCACCAAACGAGCGAATGTTGATGCTCTTCTCGACTTGGCTGATGTCGGCACGGGGCAGATCGTCAGCAGCGTCAGCGATGAGTTTGAATTCGCCAGTCGCGTCCATCACGCGATAGGTGAAGGTTTGAGCGCCAGGACCAGCTTCGCTGGTAACAGGCAGAATGGTGGGGTATTTGATGTCGGCATAAGCGACTTCAAAAACTTGAGGGCGGATGTACTCAAGCTGACGCTCGAGAAACAGACCCGCTTCATCCATACGGAAATCAGACATTGGAGGGCCTCCTATCAGGTGTCAGCGGTGAGGGTGAACGAAGGACCGTTCAGCTCAACGATCGCCAGGCCAGAGCCGGTGACGGAGGTGAGATAACGGGCATTCGACAAAATCGCGCTCTTGCCGGCAATGGCATCGCCAGTGAGCTGACCGGCATACTTGACGCCAGTAGCAGTGTGGATGACGCGCACGGCAGTCGCCGGAGTGCAAGTGCCATGAACATACAGGGCAACGGCGCCTTCGTTGGCCACGTTGAGCACTTGCTCGTCCTTCACGCCGGGGCGGCTGTTGGAATCTTCAGCAGTTTCGTCAACGTAGGTGAGCACGTTCACGCCCACGACGGTTTCGCCAGTGCCGCCAATGGTCTTAGCGGAGTTGGCGACAGTGCCGCCAGAGTTGTACACCACAACATTACCGAAGGCCAGGACGGCGTTGGTTTCGTTGATGTAGGTGCCAATAGTGTTGTCACGGATGTCGGAAAGTTGACCTTCCAGCAGTGCGGTCAGCTCAAGCGCATAGCTTTGCTGCACGCCACCTGCCGTCCCGGAACTCACCGAAGAAAAAACGACGGCCATAATCAGCGCTCCTTAGTAACGGAGAGGGGGGTTTTCCAAGCGTTCTGCAGATTGTCCATGTAGGACGCAGGAGCAGAAACAGGGGTGGCAATGGATGCCACAGCTTTGCGCAGTTCGTCGGTCGAGGCGGAGTCGCTGCGAGGAGCAGCTTCAGCCAGCGTGTCGAACATTGCTTGAACGTAATCGTCGGAACGCTCCGACAGATCAGCGTCGCCACGAACAGCTTTGATCGAGGCTTCCATGATCTCACGGGCGCTCTTGCCGGCAAAATCAAACTCACTATCCAGATTGGTGCGAGCTTTGTCAATGAGGGCAACGCGCTCTTCAACAAGCGAATCAATATTCACTTGACCAGCAACAGTCAGATCGGCCTTAGCGGCTTCCAGCTCTTGCTCGAGGGCATCAGCGCGACCTTCGGCAGCGTCGCACTTGCCTTGCATCTCTTTCTTCATGGCATCCATCTCTTCCTTCATTTTGGAAGCGTTGGACATCATTTCATCGTATTTCTTCTTCATGTCCTCGTAGGACATGCGGGCGTCGTCGCGTTCTTTAGTGATCGCCAGAGCAACGCTCTCGCTCACTTCAAACTCGGCGCCATCGAAGTTGACCTTGGCAGTCATAGATGGTTCCTCTTTTGTAAGGAGTAATTGTGGGTCAGCGGCATCTAGGCGATCCAGATGCAGCTTCACTTGTGGGCCAGCCCTGCCCCGACGAACCACGGCAATGTGATTTCCACTAATAGCACGTTGAATGCCATCGTAGTTTTCGCCATCGCTCGTCACACCAGGAGTGGAATCGTATTCCACTCGATAGCCAGCACTCACTTCCTTGGCATCGCCCCTCATGATCTTTTCAATGGCATTTTTATCGGTGATTGTCATGACTGCACGGACAAATCCGTCGTCGTAAACCACTTCAGTGCCCGAAAAGCCAATTTGATAGTCCTTTGTATTGGCGCTATCAAGGAGGATTGGAGGATGCTCAAGCGTGATGGCCTTGCCCGCAAATGAAGCGAGGCTTTCAGGAGACGCCACTTCTTCTTTGGGACGATATTCGCGCCTGACACTGCCGTCCGCATCGGAGTACATCTGCACTCCAGTGCGAGCGATAGTGGCCCAAGCACGAAGATAACCCTCGGGGGTCACTTCATACTTTTCAATGGGCGCGACATCGTAGCGGAAAGAAGTTTCGCTCATATATTAATAATAGCGCACATGCTATAGTCGGCCCAACCGATGAGTCAAATCCGACTATGAACGAAAATTACTGGCACTACGTCTACTACTCATATGAGGAGGGCGGGCGTGGTTACATCGGAAAAAGAAGTTCAAAACTGCCCCCGGAGGAAGATCCATACCTCGGAAGCTTCACTGACAAGACTTTTAAGCCCAGTCGCAAAATCATTATTGCCACGTTTGACAGCTCAGAAAATGCGATACGCGCTGAAATAGCCTTGCATCGCCTTTTCAAGGTTGACAAAGAGCCTCACTTCGCCAACAAGGCGATTCAGCCGTCTCCACATTTCTGCCGCTTCTTAAGGCGACCATCAAAGGCAAGGATTTGCCGTCTCAGCAAGAAACGCAAGCCATTCACATCGCCACCCTCAAGTATCGAGACTGATTATGTCTGGTCACAAGAAGAGATTGACTACTGGCTTGATCAATTCAAGATGATACAAAAAGAAAATGAATGGTTAATCCGAGAAGGGAGGGGTCATGAGCTGATTAATCTTTGCTTGCTGAAAACGCCCGCTGGAGTGCCAATGGCTATCACGAATTTGCCCAATTTTTGCGAAAGATTTAACTTGAATGCGAAAAAACTTGCCCTTGTCATGGCTGGAGGGCTTGAGAATTGGCAAGGGTGGACTCGCTTGTAGTTTTTTTTATGGAAAAAATTCTGACCATGTTTGCCGTAACGCAGTCTTCCT